CTGATGGCGCTGCCCCGGCAAAAACTGCATCATTAGTCGCGGGGATTACATCAATATTTCTAAATACGCTTACTGCGTGCCCAACGAGGTTTAATGCCCCAGCGGCGGGTTCAACCACCACCCCGGGCAATACAGACGGTGTGTGTCCTGTAATGTTTACGGCACCAGTATTGGCTGTAATTACCGTCCCGCCAACAACAACACTTGGAGCAGATCCTATTAAAACAGCCCCACCAGAGGGGGTAATTATCTCTTCTTTAGATACTATCGGCGCATTTCCAACTATATTCAATGCACCGGAATTCGGTATAAATACACGCCCGTCAAGCAATGCTGGGGCAAATCCTTGGACAATTAACGCCCCGGTTGCCGTAGTAATCTTGGTCTCAAAAGAGACTATCGGGGCAGATAACCCACCCCAAGGTGCCGATCCCCAAGCCCCGTAACCCCAAGGATCACCGATACTCAATACACCGGTCTGGGGCTGGATATTGATCCCAGATATAACTACGGCTGGTGAAGACCCAACAATTACCGCTGTTCCAGTTGGAGTAACAACATTTCCAATCGAGGATGTTGGCGCATGACCAACTATATTTACAGCACCCGTTACGGTGAATATATCTATATTTCTAAGCGCTGTTGGGGCAATCCCTTGGAACACCAACGCACCTGTCTGCGGGATAGCAACGGTCCCACGGAGTATTACAGGCGCCTCTGCTCCGCCCCACAACGACCCACCCCAAGCACCTGCGCCCCAAGGTAGGCCAAAATTAAGACTTCCAGTACCGGGTATGAATACTTTAGAAGACGTAATATCAGGCGCTACACCCTGAGCAACAATAGAACCGGTTGCCGGGAATATGGCTATGTTGGTAACAATCGGAGCGGTCAACCCACCCCAAGATGTACTACCCCATGTGCTTACACCCCAAGCGTTCCCGATACTGAGGTTTCCAGTATTGGGGACAATTACATAGCCGCCCCAATCACCGCTACCCCAAGTGTTGCGACCCCAAGACATATTAAGTCAGAGTAAATACGCCAGTAGCAGCAGGAAGAATGGTCAATGTGTTGGGCGAAGTTACCGTGAACTGTGAGGTAGACAACTGGCAGAAGCACAAAAGTTTGCCAGCAGTAGCACCAGTCGAGTTACGAATCACAGCGTACTTGACGTTAGTCAAAGAAGCACCAGAAGCCGTAAATGTCAGGCCAATTGTGGAATAAGTAAACTTCTGCTGTTTTGCCGAAGCACCAACAGTCCACTGCCCCGTTGCCGGAACGAGGTTCTTACCACCAGTAACATACCCGCCTGTAGCCGAGATCTCATTAGTAATTGAAGCATAAGTACTTAGGGTAAACGTCGAGGTGTTACTAGCCGAACGGGCCAATAACATTTTAAATACACCAGCACCAAGGGTAATCGTGCCATTACCGATATACCGTTTAGCGCTGTTATAGAGTTGCCACGCAGATGCAGCCATTTTAAATCTCCTTTAAATCAGCGCACGAAGCGCCAGTTTCTAAAATATGACGGAGTAACCCGCCACGAACATCTAACTCAATCTCGTCACCTAACATCTTGATCAAGTCAACAAACTCCTGAGCCTGAGACACCATCCAAGGATGACATTGGAAAATTTTGCCTCCAACATTAACCGGAACTACAGGCTGACCATCATTTTCTTTCTGTTCGTAGGCATGGTGCTTATCGCCGTCCAAGCATGAATCACAACCAAAAATATGGAATCTTTTGAATCCCAACATTCTAAACAAAGGGATAGCCCTTAACAAGACCGTAGAACCACCCGGAACCGGGAACCAGCGCTGGTATTGGTTCGCCAAAAGTTCATTGATCATGTCCGCACTGGTGTGCCAGATGTAGGTCTGCTCTTTAGGAACCTTGGCAAATACCGAAGGATCGCACTGGGAGGCAATAAAGTACTTGCACTCAGGGATGATGGGTTCTACAAACCGGCTATTAAACTCCCGGGCATCTACCATGACCATCGCTGAAGGCTTGATTCCGTTGTCAATACAGAACTTATAGGCGTTATTGATGGTAACGAGTTTGACCCCGTCTTCACGCAGTTTGCGGATTTCCTCAATATTCTCAGCCAATGACGGGCCACCGCCCACAATCATTACCTCTACGTCGTTCGTGGGGTACGGCTGAACCTGCTGGAATCCCAAGGTAATATTAGTCTTGACGTTCTCTTTGACCTTTTCTTCAGTCGTATTTAGGACGCCCCTATCAACAAACTCCTTGCCTGACATCCATGCCGAGACATAAAAGTATGCGTATCCGTCGGCCTCTTTTGACCAATGGATTAAGCACTTGCGCTCGTTAAACTTATTAAGCCACCACTCATAGGGGTGGACGCTTAGGTGAAGCCTGTGGCCTACGATCTTGCCCATCTCATCATCTTGTGTGCTGATCTGGAAGAATACGTGCTGGCAGGCATCTAAGCAGTTATCCAAGACACGGTCTACGTGATGGGGGCGAATGTGCTCCATAACGTCCGTACAAAAGCCATACGCCGCTTTGATCTCTAAAGGCTGGGATAGGTCATGCTCCTTAAACCGCAGGGCGTGGCTCTGGGTCTCAAGCATTGGGCGGATGTCAGGGTCTAAGCAGTTATCTGCAAAGTCCACCATCGTCACATCTAACCCGCCAAAGAAGGCTAGGTTCAAAGCCCCACGGCCTGTGCCGCAGCCAAGGTCAATGACAGAAGCACCACGGGGAGGCTTGGCCTGAGCCATAAAATCAAATGCCGCACCCTCGCCCGGGGCTACGGCTCGATACTCAGGCTTCTCCCACATCATGCGGTACAGGTCTTTCTCCAAAGGGCGGACACTACTGACCGTGACCACTGGAGGTTTGCCTATAACGCCTGCTAATGCTGTGCTCATCTTTATCCTTAATTTAATCGTATGAGGGCTGAACTTGAATCATCAACTGGGAACTGAACTGTGAATGTCGTAACAGAAGTCTTATCGGAACCAAAGTCCAGAACACAGATAGCCGTGCCACCACTCTTATAGATAAGCGCACCACGGGCTGTAATAGCCGCAGTCCAAGAGGTATCAGCAAAGTCCACATAGGCTATGCCATCTGTCCCAAGTGTGACCGATGGGGTTAGGGTATTCCCTGTAGCCGTATAGCCTGTAGCCACCACTTCCCCTGCCGAAGTATAAGCCGTGGTCGAAGCATTTAGGGTTGCCGTGTTGTCGTACAGGGCGATCTTGATGGTATCCACCAAGAAGTCAACATCCCCCTTAAACAGGGCTTCCTTGAACGAATTGCAGGTGAAATTTCCTTGAAAAGCCATTATTTCACCGGATACCTGACTTGACCAGAGCGATAAGCATCCTGACGATCTTTACCATCGCCAAGTTGTTTAGCCAGTGCAAATGCTTCGTTGTACCGATCTGTGTAATTCTTAATTACATCTGCATCAGACTTCATAAAAGTCGCGGCCTCAAGCAAGGAGCCATAAAATAACAGTGAGTCAAGATTGTCCCCAAGCCAAGACGTACCAGCCGTAGTAATCGAGGTTGGGTAATAGAAATAATGTAACTCCATGCTGTAAGAGGCGTCCGGAGTCGGTCCAAGGATGAACGTATTATCATCAAATATGGCGTAATGCGTAGGAGCACCAGAGGTAGCCGGGAACGGAAACGCCTCACGAATGAAGTTCACATCCTTATTTAGCAAATACTCATAACTCCCGTCGGCGTTAATCCTTGCAAGAGAAAACGTAGCCAGCCAATCCACCGGGGTAGCCAAGTACTTATTGCTTGCCGTGGCATTACCCGTTACGTTTTTCCGCAGGGCTGGGAATTGGATAGAGTTATAAATCCGCTGTTCAGCCTGCTGCACAAATCGAGCAATCTGTTCAGCGGACGTAAGACCACCCGCTCCCACAGCCTGTGGGAAGTCGTTTTCAGAGTAAGCCTTAATCGAGGCAGTCAGTTGCGTGTAATTCATTAGCCCATCTTTGTGCTATTGCTGTTACCCCGGGTGGTGTTTTTAGTACCACGAGTCCGCATTGTCTGGGTGTTGGGGATCGCATTTGGATACCCATTCTGACCCATTGTATCGGTATAGGGCTTAGGCTGCGTGTATTTGCCAATAGGATCGGCAGTTTCAGCAGGGAAAAAATCGCACTTATCGTTGGCTTGGCTCATATTAGATCCCCGTTTTTCTGACCATTGACATTGGCTTTTTCTGGTTGGCGACTTTTGCCATCCCACGGCCTAGTTGTTTCATCTGTAGGTTGGTTTTACCACCCCGAGCCAACTTCTTGACATTGGAATCAGGGTGAGCCTTGGCGCCCTTCTTAGCCATATGTTTCTTTAATACTTCTTTAAGATCCATTTTAAACTCCTTAAGTAGTTGCTACTGTTACGGTTCCAAGTGAGATACTCAAAACCAGATTATTTGGGGTAAGACTCGCATCATTTGCCCTTGACCCACCAACCGGATTCCAACCCCATTGGATGATTCTACTTCCTCCAGAGGGGTCCCCGCTACCCAATTGTCCCGTTGTCCCTGTGTCTATCTGTAGCCCCGTATAACCCGCTTGTAAGTACGTCGTGTCTGGGCGTGGGTTTTGCAGGGCTTGCGGGTCGTAAACAGGATACATCCCCAACTGTAACTGGGGCTGGTCTGGCTCCCAACAGGTAGGGCAAACGAGCAGATTGATGTTTTTGGTCTTGATTACTAATTTTTTAAGTTCCTTTAACTGATACCGAAACCCGCATCTATCACATTGGGATATTGCCCACTTACCAGAAGCAAACTTTGGCCCAGCCATATGGCATCCTAATAAAAGTACTGCCGTGGAGACAGCCGCAAGGAAGCCTTTTCCCGGTCTTCACTTGAACCCAGCAACCACTGCTCTTCATAAGAAGCCTTCAGCATCTCGATCCTATTCATGGCATCAGGTATCTTTAAAGACAGATAATAGGCCAATCCAGCCGCCATACAAGGGATCATACGGAAAGGGACGTCCTCGGTGTTAACACCGTTCCCAGCGTCTTGAATACGGCGCAAACGCCAGTAAACAAAGGAATAAAAGTTGGACTGGTCTGGAGCAGGCCAAACACAGATATTTGGTAGGTTTCGCACCGTCACAATAGCCCCAGCAGTATGTCCAGCAGCCGTGCTGTTATCTACCCCACGAACACAGTTTTGTAGGGTATTCCCTGATATTTCGTTGTAACCAATAGTCTCGTTGTCCAGTTTTATA